TTCAGGGAAGAGCTCGACCATTTTCTCGTTCTCTTCGTTGAGCTTTTCCAGATACTCCTTGGGCACCAGACCATAGTAAGTCAGCAGTTTGACCTTCTCGTTCTGGTACTGGCTGACCTCTTGCGTGAGCTCCAAGTCGGTGTCGTCGTAGGTCGGCACGATGTTGACCTTGCGGTAGACACCCTTCTCGATGTTAGCCACCACCTTGTGGATGGACACATACTTCTCGATTGCCACGCCCATACAGTCATCCACGGAAGTTCCGTTCGGATCCCACAGGAAGTTTTTCGGGTTCACTGGTATGGGCTTGACCGAGACGCGGTCTGTTTCCTGCACCCCGATAGCCGCTTGGCCAGTCATGCCGGGAATCGGCTGGGTTGCCGGGATGTATTCCTTCTCCATTGTGACCGTGATCTCGGCAATACCCGTGCCGTAAATCTCAGCCAAGAGCTCGATCTGATCGACGTACTTCCTGAACTTGTCTTTCTTCAGATCCTCCATCATCTGGAGTTTCAACATCTCCACGTCGATGGGGCTGCCGTTGATGTCCTTGACGTCGTCCTTGATGTCGAAGTATTCACCTGAGCCAAAGATGGCTTCCATGATCTCAGCGTGTCGGGTTTCGACCGCCTGCTGGGTCATAGGGGTCACGATGCGGGAGCGTTCAGAATCGCGGGTCTTGTCTTCTACCGCCCACTCGCCACGGAAGATGCGTTCGTATTCTTCCCAGTAGGGCAGAAAGTTGACGTTGCGGTAGTCGCGCCAGCGGTCGCAGTGGTCTACAACGAAAGCGATAAGTTCTTTATCGTTCTCGGTTGGCTGGTCAAAATCGTTTTGGTCCATCCTACACCCCAGAAATTACGTCTATCGGCTCCCAATCATCGTCGGCGTCGCCTTCGAAGTAGGAAGTCACCGCCAGCTGGTCAATGTAAGAGAGCGCGTCGGGTAGGTCATCGTGGACGCCTTGCGCCGGAAACATCAACAGCTGGTCAAGAAAGGTCTCAAAGTCGCTCTCTTGGTTCAACACGATCCTGCCGTGCTCAAACCGACCCTGGAGGCTCCAGATGATCCGGTCAGCCTTTTTCCGGTTGCCATGCGTTAAATCTACTATGTGCGAATATACATTATTTTTGCGCATTAAATCGCTCAAATACGGCAAAACCGCGTTTTTTAGCGCACCTCGCTCAATCCCGACTGACAGCGGCCGGTAGTCGCGCATAGCCATCAGAATCTTCGCAGCCGTCTCGCGGATGTCCCAGCGCCCATGATGGATGTCTTTGATGAACCACTTGCCGTCATCCGTCACCTTGACGATCGCGATCGCCGTCTCGTCTAAGCGCTTCTTCGAGTTCGCCGCCTGCTTGGCCACTTCCTCGAATCCGGCCAAGTCCACGGCCACGAAGTAGCTGCCGTACTCGGGCTCTTCGCCGTACTTGACCCAGTCTTCTTTGAAGATGTCCGAGCCCGCGTTGTCGAAGCTGGCCATGTACTCTTGCTTAAACGCAAAGGTCGATAATGTCTTTTTTGCTGACTCGATTTCCTTGGGGTCAATCAATGGGTTGTCTTTAGTCGTGAAGTGCCAGCTCTTCCAGTCCTCGTCTTCACCGTTCTGCCCTAACTTGTAGAGGTCGTTGAACCAGTTCCTGCCCTTGGGTGTTCCGATGAACATGGCGCGGCCTTTCTTGTCCGAGAGCGACGCCCGGATGACCTGCTCCCAGGCTTCTGGCTTGATGTCGGCCACCTCGTCCAAGACGGCGTAGGTCAAGGACACGCCTCGCAGGGTGTCCGGCCGGTCAGCGCCGCGCACGTAGATCACCGCGCCGTTGACCATCGTGATGTCCTGATTGTTCACGTGGCTGCCGGCAATCACTTCCTTGCCCAGCTCCAACAACACGTTCCAAATAATCTGCCGCGCCTGACCGTTGGTGGGCGCCACGTACAGGACGGCCGAGCCAGGCGGGCAGCGCAGCGCCTCGATGATGAGCGTAGTGGCCGCTAACCGCGACTTGCCACAGCGCCTGCCAGCTGCCACTACCTTAAAGCGCGTTGGGTCGTTGAAGACCTCCTGCTGCCAAGGCAGTAGCTGGAAGTTAAGGTCCGACATAGCCGAAGGGGTCTTTGTACATAAACGCGGGTTCCGGTGGCGCCGACGCTGCCGGCTGTTGTTGTTGTTGCATCTGCATCATGTCGCGGTCCATGACTTGATGCAGCCATGAGTCGCGGGCGTTCAAGGCGTCGCTTGTGGGGTAGATCGGCCACTTGCCGGCGTCGATGTCTTTTTTCCAAATCTTAAACAGCTCCTTTTCGCTGTCCACGATCTTGCCGCCGACGTAGCCGGGCACCGACACGAACTGACCTTTGTATTTCCCAGACGGAATTTCAATGCCCGTGGCGTAGATTGTTACCGGGTTGCCCTCGGCGTCGCGTCCCGGGTTGGTCATGTTGGCGCGGTGGTACATCACTTTGTTTAGCTCTTGGGGCGTCAAGCCCAACTTGCTCAGATAGTCATCCATCGATGATGTCCTTTAGTTCGGGTGGGCTGGTCAGCCCCGAGATAGTGATACTGATCGCGCTGCGCTGGGCGGCGGTCTTCTCGAACATGCTGGTGGGTAGCGCGCGCTCCATACAGAGCTTCAACGCCGCCATCTGGCCTGGGTGGCCGTCGTCCAACGCGATGTCTAATACCTTTTTGACGACCTCTTCGCCCTTGCCTTCGATCAGCATGCGCTTCAATTCTTTGATGCGCTGATTGTCCGTCTTGGGTAGCGTCGCTGGCGGGATGTACGGCGGGTCTTTAATCGGTGCGGGCATGGCTTTTTTCCTGTAAGGGGAAGCTGCGTGGATTGTAGCTGCTTTCTAGTGGGGTTGGCTACTTTGCTTTTTTTCAGAGAGCCGTTTGCTATTTGGCCGTTTTCCTTTTTTCAGAGGGTTGGAGGCTGCCGCAAATTTTACTAGTCATGCAGACCCCCTCCCCCCCCTTAGCAAAATGACAACAATGTTATCAGACAAGCAACAAGCTCATAGCCGGCGGCTATCAGCCGCGTTTTACATAACGTACGTTCTAAAGCAGACGGCTACAGGCTGATAGGCGCAGGCTATAACGATAGGGGTTGCCTATTGCCAGGCCAGGATCGATAGATTTTAATTAGGGTCAGAGTGGATGAGCAAGTGGGGCCTTTTTGCCGGTACCTGACGGCCACAAGTTATTGGCCATTCAGTCTATATAACTCAGGGTTATTACTTTCGGCCACCTCATTACTTTTGCCGATATTAATACTCTGACAATACCAGTCTAGCAAGTTACGAAAGCCGGCCGATATATCACCGGCGCCGGCATGCGCCAATATTTCCGCATCGGTTTGCGTGATGCGCCGGCAAAAATAGCGCGTGCGAATTGATGACGGCCTACCTGACGGCATAATCAAAACCCCCCAAAAAACGTGTTATCAAAATGTAAAATGGTCAAATGGTCAAATGGTCACGCGATTTTAATCGCGCCGACCCCCAACGCAAAATTTTAAATTTTTGCGCAAATGCGCGGCCGTAGAGTTTACGCGGCCGATAATTTTCACTCTATATATACTTACTTACTAACTTAAAAAAAATAATGGCCATATGACCATAAAACCCGAAAACCCGCTGGCCATGCGCCATTTGCGCTGGTCACGCACGCCAAAAACACGACCATTTTTTGACCATTCATGACCATAAACCGCGCCAAAACCAAAAAAACGCATAAAAATGCAAAACAATCCTTGACATTGCAAAGAAATGTCTTATAATGTATTTCAGCAACACAATAATTTATTCACTCAAGCGGAGAACGAAAAATGAGCCTACTTAGCGAAAAGTTATACCAGCAAGCCGCGAAAAAAGCCGCCGCCGCGAAGAAAAATGCAACGCATATTGTTGACGGCAAAAAATACAATCTGGAATTTGACGCGCGCGGATGGTTTTACTGCGTCACGGATGAAAACGGCGAATGGATCGTCAATATCAATTCGAAACAAGCCGCTGAAGCAAAACGATTCTTGACTAAGTGGCTCACTAACTGAAAGGCTAATCAATGAAACCTACCATTCTCGAAATAGCTTGCGCCGTGATCGGCTTTGCATCACTCGCGCTATTTGTCTTTATGTTACTTGCTTACTAACCAATTAGAGGAACCGGCCAAAATGAAAATTTCAGTTACATCAAAACTTGACGGCGTGCGCTCATGGTCTTTGCAAGCGCTCGAAACGTGTCCAGGTTCGATAGCGGCGCCTGGTCAACTAGTCGACGCATGCGCTGGTTGTTACGCCACGACCGGCAATTATCGGTTTGAGAACGTCAAGGCACCACGGCGCCACAATAAAGAGGATTGGCAGCGCTTGGCATGGTCCGACGATATGACACGCGAACTGGCCAAAGATACGCACTTTCGCTGGTTTGATTCCGGCGATATGTACACATTGGCGCTGGCCGAAAAGATTCTTGAAGTGATGCGCCGCACGCCTTGGGTGAAACATTGGTTGCCGACACGCATGCACAAGTTTCCAAAGTTTCGTCAAGTATTGTCGGAAATGCAAACATTGAAAAATGTAAGCGTGCGGTTCTCGAGCGATTCAGTGACGGGCCAATATACGCGCGGTTTGCATGGCAGCGTCATTATCCCGACGCCGGCCGATGCAAAACGCGGTATGACATTGTGCGGCGCATATGCCAATGGCGGCGCATGCGGACCATGCCGTGCCTGCTATGACAAGCGCGTCAAGGTAATCGCGTATCCGGCGCATGGCGTCAAGATGAGCAAGGTAATTCGCATCAAATTGGCGGCGTGATGCGGTACCGCCTGCAGTACGGCCAGCTGGACTGCTTCAACGAAGTGATCCGCTGGCTTGACTATCCGCCGGCCAATGGCCGGTATATCACGCGGCGCGTGCC